CGCAAAGTCTGCCGTTTTGCGTTGCAAGTCCCAAACCAATATTCCGTGATCTAATGCTTCTCCATGATTTTGTTGTATTAAAGAACCTGGATATGCAATTGTACGGGCATCATCTAAAAATTGAGCCGGCTTATGAATATCTCCTAACAATGTAATGTCATGTCCTGCAAATAATTCTGTTGTTACATGTTCATTTGATATTTGATAACCAATATCAGTTTTAGCAGTATTAACAGCACCATGATGAAGTGCAATTTTATATGAAGCTGTAAAATCTTTTGCTCGAATGTAATCTGCAGGTGTTTTATCAACCGCCATATGATTCCAAACAACTCCTCCTAATTCAAAAAGTCCGTTGTCTTTTACAAAATGAATATTAGGATTACGAATAACATCTAGCACCGGACTAACGGCATCAATACGATGCATATTGTTTAGATTCATGTCGTGGTTACCTAGAATAACTACGGTAGGTATTGTAAATCCATTAAAGAAATCAACTAGCATTTGAACTAGTTCCGGGGACATGTCCAATTTGCTATGAACGATATCTCCTGTTACAACTGCAACACTATTTCCTGTACAATGTGTTTCTATGTAGTTAAATAAATTTTCAAATACTTGTCGGTATTCAGTATGTCGTTTAAGAGTTCGAATGTGTATATCGGAAACATGAAATATTTTATCAATAGTTTCAATTCCAGTGTCAATGTGTTTTATGTCCATATCAATCCCATTTTGAGCTCCATGATGCGCTCAAAAGTTAAAATGTCTGTATTTTCTATAATTTCTGTAATTTGCCGAAATCCTAATTCCGATGCATCTTCACTTTGCAATTCAACAAAATAAACATTAAGTCCTTCAGCCATAAATTTTTCTGCAATTGCTAATGCATTTTTCAAAGCATCTGCATCCAAACAAATATAAATGTTTCTAACTCGTTCTTCTATGATTTTCTTTTGTAATGCAGGTTGAATTATTTTTCCAAATAATGGTATTGCATTGCGTTTAACTGCAATTGCATCAAATGAACCTTCGCAAAGTATAATCGGCTGTGACCAATTTATAAACATTTCAAATCCAATTATATCTTTTGAAATTTTTGGATTTTTATGTTTGAATTTATCTGCTTTGTAATATGCTCGGCTAACAAAATAATTTAATTGTCCGTCCTTATCATAACTAGGAATAATTATTTTACCAGAATATTCTCCAGATTCGCAATATCCTATTCGATATTTTAAAATATCAAAAACCGTAACACCTCTATTAAGCAAGTAATGCATTGCATTGCGATAATCAGGTGTATTTTTTTTAATCCACATTGGTGCATATTCTGCCGGTAATTGAATTGTTTCATTAACTTTAGATTCTTTGATTGGAACTCGATATTTTGTTGATTCAATTATACGGTTAAGTTGTTCATGCCGTTCTTTAGGTAAATTTAATTGTTTAAATAAAGTAGTTATACTTTTACCTTTTTTGTCAGAAATCCAACAATGCCAAGTATAATTGCCGGAAGCATCGGGAGTTAAACGAATTTCTAATTTTGGTTTGTAATGTGAAGTAAATGGAGAAAAGAAAGAAATATTACCGCCGGATGTTGGTTTTCCTTTACCTAATACCGATTCCAATAATTGAAGTAATTTTAGATTCTCCATATTATTAATATATGAAAATCCTGTAAGATATCCAATTAATTATTATAATATATGTTTGATACATACATTTCATTCCTGATCAAACGATTTCATTACATTAATTACATTAACATTACATTCAATCTATTAATTAAATAAATTTCATTAATATTACATGAATATATTAAAAATATTTTAAAAATCAAACCTTATCCAAAAAAACGTTTCGTATTTATTGGACTTTCGCCCGATTTAAGACATTCTTCAAGCCATTCAGCGGGAATATCTTTTTTTGCAACGTGACGTATACCTAATTTTAATGCATATTCAGCATAAGTAGTTTTGCTTGTTTTCGATAATCGTTGATTAGGATTTTGAAATACCATTCGAATATCTACGCCAGGATTTGATGCAAGTACATGTTTCATTTTAGTACGATCTGCCGTTGTCCATCGTCCTTTTGTTTCAACAAACATGAATTGACCGTTACGTTTAGTAAATACGAAGTCAGGCGTATATTTTGCTTTACGCTCGGGTACTACATAATTTATGATTTCTGTTTCATATTTCAAATCATATAGAGTAGATTTTATTGCATCTGCAACAACGTGTTCTAATCCTGATTTATAACCATGTTTTAGTGCTGCAGCTCTTTTTGAATTACCCGCACTATGAAAGTGATTTTTTCGCATAACTTTTTACCAATCAACTAATACCATTTTACCGTTCCATATCATCATGTTATCGGAACTAAAATCTAAATCTAAATCTAATTCATCAATGCCAATTTTTTGAATATCTCGTTGTAAAGCACGTATAAAATTAACTAGTTTAATATCAGTATTACGAGCACCATCAGCATCTAAATAATCAAATATTGAAACTTCGCCGCCTTCATCGTATGCAAATTTTTTATATTGATCCGTGAATTTATCTATCATGGAACGATCTGATTGAGGTAATGTTTCTGCATTTGCCATAACGTACATATGCTTTCGATCATTTACATAATATATTGGAATAAAGGTAGAAAATTCATTCCATCGTCCTACGATAGTTTTTGCAACTTCATATTCATCGCGTTCTGTTGTAATTTTAAAAACTTTATCTTCGCCGTCAATTTCATACACTCGGCCATTATCTCCACCAGCAATTAATCGAAATTGTTTATTTTTAATTTTATCTAATATACGATCAATTTCTTTTTCAGATAGTTCACGTAAAAGTTGTTTCAATCGTATCATGATATATTCCTATCTAAATCTATTCTAATTAAAAAATTCATATCAACATCAGATCTTTTACGTACCGGCTGTGCTAATTTACCAATTGCTAAAAGTTGGCCAGCATTATCATATAATCCAACCGTTGTAATATATGGAGCAAATGCACTTCCGGTAGCAAATGATTTATATGTTTGATCATCATCCGCAGTTAAAGAGAGATTTGATGACATATTAAAATCTCCACTTGCAATTTTAGCAGTTACTCCCATTTCATATATGGTCTTAGTACTACGATATGAAGCAGTATATGGCAAATTAATTATATCATCATATCGATAATCTGGACTAGATATAACTGCAATTCCTTGTTTAGAAAATACATTGCCAACATGATTTGTTTGCATCATAGCACCCCCTTCAGTTCTATCTGCTAAATATCCTACTTGAGTCGAAGTTAATGCATTATTATAAATTCTAATTTCATCTAATACACCCGTCAAATTCAATTCAGATTCAAATCCTCCGATGTATAATGGTCCTGTATTGTCAATACGAGCTGATGCAGTAAATGGAGAATTTGTATCAATCAACAACATGTTAGATGCAGATGCATGAAGTGTTCCATTTACATACATTTGCAAATTACTTCCGGATTTTTGACATACAACATGAGTCCATGCCGTAGTTGTAGCAGATGATGTAATTTGTGTTTTAAATGCTGTGCTACCAGCAGCAGAAAATACAATTTGATTGCTACCACTTAATTCAATGCGGAATGGCCACTGTGGAGATAATGAACTAGAAGCTTTTGTTGCAATAATTTTATTTACGCCGGTATTTGATGCAGAAACAAAAAATGAAATAGCATAATCATGATTTCTGTCATATAATCCATCTAACGTAGATTTAATATAACCAGTACCGTCAAATTTTGCTGCGTATCCTATAGGTCCTTGATATCCGGTATTTGTAGTAATTCCATCAATATATGTAATACCAAAAGAATTATATGATATTCTTGTTGTATCAAAATATTCATTGAATCCTTCGTACCATTTTACTTGAGATACAATTGATGCTGTATTAAATGATGCATCATATAAATTACCGTAACGATCTGATTTGATATACAACGGAACATTAATGTTGTATGAACCTGTTCCATAATATGCTGCACCATATACGCTACCTGAACTAAAACTTGCTGTTAACAACAATGAAGTTGGTTTAATTCCTTCTCCAACTCGCACTTGCGGAAATGATAATATAGATGCTGATTGATATAAAAATTTATTCGTACGAGTTAAATCAGTTGGCCCATATGTTTTCATGGGTTCTGATTTATGTTTATAAAATAAATGATTAACAGAAAAATATGTTAGTGTTTGCAATGTTCCGTCAATATTAGACGCATCATTATATGTTAATGTTGTTCCTAATGCTGGTAACATGTTAACATCTGAATAAATAGCTTGTAACGGCAATGCACTAGAAGTCGCACTACCAGATATAACACTCCAAGATTTATAAGTTTGAAATGGATTAACCTTAACATCAGTTGAATCAATCCGTTTAAAGACTGTTGGATACACCCCAGTATAAGTATCTTGTTCTTGTATTTTTGATTCTGCCATGATAGTAAAAACCCGTTATACATATAAATATAACGGGCTCAAATTACTGATGATTATTAGTAATCTAACTTAACTCTAATCAATGCTTCTCTTTGGAATGATTTCAATAATGGTTTAGAAAGTTTTGCAACTGCTAGTAATTCTTGTGAGTCATTATATAAACCAACTGTTGTAATATATGTTTTAGGATCGCCAATAAATGTTGATTGTGCTATTTGTCCAACACTTCCCGTAACATATGAAGGATTATTAGAAAAATTATATTCCGCATTTTTTACTCGTACAAAATAATGTGTACTTGTTACTTTTTCCGAATTACGTGCTAAGAAGCCATATGGATCTGATGTTGATGGATTTGTTAATAAAGCAGATCCTGAAACGGAATGGAATAATGCAAAATGATTATTTCCTTCTGAACTAGAACCAGTATTAGTTTGGAAATTTAATTGTTGATCTAACATTTTACCATCTAAAATCAATGTTCCGTAATCTGGGTAAGCTAATCCATAATATACAGGCGCAGATGGATTAAATACGCCGCTATTAATAGAACCCGATACAATATTATAAACTTTACCAGAATCTCCTACTGTTG